CACAGGAAGAAATTAAAACAGAAACTGTGGCGGACATTGTGCAGCCGTTGCCATCGTTTACCGAAACGCAAGCAGATGAGCTGATTTTTCCGTCCCTTCGCAGGGCAAACCTGGCGCTGCGCAGGGCAAAAGGTCAGGTTCAGAAGTGGGAGCGTGTCTGCGCCGCGCTGCGGGAGCTGAACAAGCACCGGGATATTGTTCGGCAGATTGTCGATTCATCCGGTCGTATTGTGTCGGAAAAGTGATTGCCGGAGGCGCTTATGGCGAAACCTTTTACACACGAACAGCGTGAAGAACTGAAGGCCCGAATTATCGGGCTGGTACGCAAAAATGAACGCATGACGATATCACAACTGGAGAGAGCGACGGGAGCAGGCTGGCATTCAGTCAGACGTTGCCTTGTGGATGTACTGGCTTGTGGCGATTTATACATGCCCGGTAAATACGGTGTTTTTACATCAGAACAGGTGTATCGCGTATGGCGTAAGGCAGCGGAGAAAACAACCGACCAGACATTGATTCGAAAGTTACCAGACGGAGAAATACGCCGCTACGACAGACAACAGAACATAATCTGTGGCGAGTGCCGGAAGAGTGAAGTTATGCTGCGTGTACTGGCTTTCTATCAGGGTAATTTTCAGGAGGCGATACTGTGAATGAAATTAGCTATCAGGCTTCAATTACCGCTGGCATTCACATCAAAGGAGAAGAGCATGGAAATAAAACCAGAAGATGAGTTAAGCAATATCGTTTTATTTCCGGTAAAAGAGGATGACCCACGTAATCAGGTTAATTTTCTTTATGAGGCATCGGAAAGAGCATATTGTCATCACGCCTCTGTTCGGGTTGACGAAAAAGAGCGTCAGGTCCGCTGTAAAATCTGCGGTGCAGTTGTGGAGCCGTTTGACTGGATGCTCTCTGTGGCGAAAAGAGAAACCAGACTGGCAGATGATGTAAGGCTCTTGCGCCAGGAGGAGCGGGAAAGGCGAAAAAATATAGAAAAGCTAATTCAGATTGAGCGTAACGCGAAAGCGCGGATACGCAGGGCGACAAAATCCAGAACTGAATAATTAAATTTAGCTCTGTTAAAAATTTAATCCTTAACCGGAGGGATTTCTGCACCCTAAGAACATCAGGAGGCCGCCCGAAAGGGCGGTAGTTAAATGCGAAAGTTTAAAATAATTATTGAAACGGGAATAGCCGGTGGAGATTTCGAGGATGAATTCGAAGTGGATGATGATGCGACGCCTGATGAAATACATGACGAAGCAAAAGATATTTTCTTTAACTACTGCAATTACTCATATCACGAAATAAAAGACGAAGAGGAGGAATAAAATGGCTGATTTTGGTTCAACTAAATACAGCGTCAGTTTTGAAGAATGGCATGAACTGTTAATGGACTATGCAGAGTTACGTGGTGGCAGTGCTGCTGATGCTGAAGCATGGCGTGATGATTATGAAGCAGGGAAAACTGCGGTCGAAGCATATTGTGATGAGTGGGGCGATGAATGAGCGAGATTGACTATCAGGCGCTGCGTGAAGCAGCAGAGAAAGCAACTAAAGGATGCTACATCGTAGGGCATACATCGGGCAATCAGCATGGGAATATAACAGGAGTTTTTGTTTGTCAAAAATGGAAAGGAGAACCCGGTGGCGTGATTGCAGAATGTCATGTTAACTGCCTGGTTGAAACAGATGCTCAGGCTTACGCAAACGCTGAATTTATTGCTGCCTTTAATCCAAATGTTGCGCTGGCGCTTCTGGATGAACGGGAAAGAAACCAGCAATACATCAAACGCCGCGACCAGGAGAACGAGGATATTGCGCTAACGGTAGGGAAGCTGCGCGTTGAGCTTGAAGCAGCAAAATCAAAACTCAACGAGCAGCGTGAATATTACGAGGGAGTAATCGCGGATGGAAGTAAGCGCATAGCAGAACTGGAAAAACAATGCGCCGAATGGGAGCGAAAAGCATTAAGCAACTTTGAAGAGTGTGCTGCGATGGCTGAACGTATCGAAGAGATGCAGACAAAATCTGCACCAGATTCGTTTGGCATCATCGGTGAAAATATTCGAACACAGGACAATCGAATAACGTCAGATCCCATGTTTTGTGTGTATCAAAAGCGCGAAATCGTTGTTGATGCTGATTATGACCATGACCGGATTGTCTGGGTTGACGAAGATGGCAATGAAGCCAATAAACGCCATAGTCGTCGTCTCGAGCTACTTCATGAAAACTTTCGAGAGCCACCAGAAAAATGGCGGCGCGTTGCTGTGAAAGATATTGATGAATTCGTTACCTGCTGTTTCACCGAACAGGGTTGTAAAGACTACCTGGCAGTCAATGGTCACAATCTTCGCTTGCCATTTATATATGTAAAAAGCGGTTTCAGGAACGCTGAATATATCGGCATAAGAAACTGGCTTGCTGGCATTCGCATCAAAGGAGAGTGATATGGCGTTAACACACCGCGAACTCTGTCAGATTGCGTACAAGTTCCTTAAGCGCAACGGGTTCAAGGTTTGTTTTCATGACCGCTTTATAGCTGTAACCAGTACCGGAGAACAGCCAGATGCTATGGGATTCAGAAATTCAGCATCATGCCTGATAGAGGCGAAATGTTCTCGTGCTGACTTGTTGGCAGATAGAAAAAAGCGTTTTCGTAAAAATCCGTCTCTTGGAATGGGCGACTGGCGATTCTTTATTAGTGAGCCGGGAATTATTTCAATTGAGGATTTACCTCCTGGCTGGGGATTACTTCACGTTGTTAACGGAAGAGTACGGAAAGTACATGGGTGGCCCAAGGGTAATTGCTGTTGGGGTAATCCTGACGATAAGCCATTTACTGGAAATAAGCAGGTTGAATGCGATTACATGTTGTCTGCATTAAGGCGCATGGAGTTGAGAGGGCACCTTAATGAAATATATGACGGTGTAATTGTTAATAAGAAAGAAGGAAACGCGGCATGACCACTATTACCAGAGAGCAGTTAATAGCTCACGCAGAGGAGACTATTGAAGCACAGAGACTGTGTATACCGGGCACAATCGACCATGACATCATCCGCACATATAAGATGGATATTGCTGTTCTGGAAATCGCACTGGCATCGCTGGCAGCAGAGCCAGCCGGTAAATTGCATGAATACAAACCAGTGGGGTATCAGCGTCTGGTCGACGAGTTAACTATGCAGGTAAAGCAGTTAGCCTGGCAACTGAGGAAAGCGAAGCCGGACTGCAAACTGCCGGATAAGGCGATGGACTACCTGGAGCGAAACGGACTGACAAGCGTGGAGGATGTTTTACGATGACCAGGCCTGAAGCATTCACAACGGTAGGAATTGCGATGGCGGTGGCGCTGGTGGTGTATTCGATTTGCCGCTGGGGATAAATCGCCGAAAAAAGATCCCGACATAAACATGAGCCGGGATCTTTGATTTATATAGCCTACGAATCCGCCAGTAAGAGAGGGGGGCGGACGGTTAATTCTAACACCGGAATGATGTGGGTAAAAGTTTATAAGAAATCGGTTTCATAACTTTGCCCACCATGATAGATACCGACAATAAAGACTTTTCTGCTATCAACGGCAAAAGCAATAATCGTTCTGTGGCGGAAATGAGTTACCCGCATCCCCTGGCGAATATCATCGCGTTTATTGCCCCGATGCGGGAATGTAGAAAACCCATCAAGATAATCAAGAAGCGCATTGGCATAATTGTCAGCAATGACGTTCCCTGCTTTCTCCGTTATATACCTGTGCAGGTTGATTATTTGTTGTTCGGCCTCAGGAGTAATGATGACTTCATATGTCATGCAGATTACTTCCCGGATCGAATCGCGGCGCGAACCTGTGAAATGGAGCGTCCGTTGTTTGGATTTTCGCGGATAGAATCAAGAGAGGGGGCGGCTGAATGCGTTAACCACGCTTCGATTGCTTTATCGCGCTCATTCAGTGCGCGAAGCCCTTCACGAATGACCTCGCTTTCTGAAGCATAGGCACCGGAAGCCACACGGGCGCGCACCATGTCAGCCATTTCGTTAGTTAATGTAATGCTGAATTGTTGGGTTGTACGCATGGTAAACCTCACGGAGTAGGATAGAACACCATTCGATGATAGCACGTTGCCTGTTGACGACAACAGAAATCAGAGACAATATTGCCGCACGCCAGCTTGAACAACTGGCACCTGCTGCGCCAGCAGAGAAAACCGATGGCGCACAATACCAAACATCACAATTCTGATATCGCCCCTGCCAGCAGGCAAGGGCGGTGTTCTCACACATTCAAATATGACTGGTATCAGCACGATCCCTGCACTGAAGAACAGGCCGAATGGCTGATTCATAACTACCGCAGACGTGGGTATGAGTTTAAGAAAGCCCTTAGCCTCGACTACCGTCACTGGATAATCTACGTCAGGCTCCTTTATTCCGAACGCCCGCCGCGTCCGTCCCGCACATTCCAGCAACGCATCTGGAGGTAACGTGCGGGTATTACTTCGACCTGTTCTGGTACCGGAACTCGGGCTGGTGATCGTTAAGCCGGGTCGTGAATCCATGCCGGTATTCCACAATACCCGGGTACTGGTGGAGCCGGAACCGAAAAGCATGCGTAATCTGCCGTCCGGGGTTGTTCCTGCCGTTCGCCAGCCGCTAGTGGAAGACAAAACATTGCTGCCGTTTTTCAGTAACGCACGGGTGATTCGTGCTGCTGGTGGTGCTGGTGCATTGTCTGACTGGCTGTTGCGCCATATTAAATCCTGCCAGTGGCCACACGGCGATTATCATCACAGCGAAACCGTCATTCACCGTTATGGTACCGGCGCAATGGTGTTGTGCTGGCACTGCGACAACCAGCTGCGCGACCAGACATCCGAATCACTCGGGCAGCTTGCTCAACAAAATCTGACAGCCTGGATGATTGACGTCATACGTCACGCAATAAGTGGTGCACAGGAACGGGAATTATCTCTGGCTGAATTATCCTGGTGGGCGGTCCGCAATCAGGTGGCGGACGCGCTACCGGAAGCGGTATTACGTCGTTCGCTGGGGTTGCGTGCGGAAAAAATCCGCTCAATGTACCGTGAAAGCGACATCGTACCGGGAGAGCAGACCGCCACCAGCATACTGAAGCAGCGCACAAAAAATCTTGCGCCGCTGCCTCACGCTCACCAGCAAAAACCGCCACAGGAAAAGACGGTGGTCAGCATTGCCGTTGATCCTGAGTCTCCGGAATCTTTCATGAAACGACCTAAACGTCGCCGCTGGGTTAACGAGAAATACACGCACTGGGTGAAGACACAGCCGTGTGCGTGTTGTGGTAAGCCTGCTGACGATCCGCATCACCTGATTGGTCATGGTCAGGGGGGAATGGGGACAAAATCTCACGATATTTTCACGCTACCGCTGTGTCGGGAGCATCACAACGAGCTTCATGCGGATCCGCTGGCGTTCGAAGAAAAGCATGGTTCTCAGGTTGATTTAATTTTTCGTTTTCTTGATCACGCCTTTGCAACTGGCGTGCTTGGGTAAAAGAGGTGACTGATGCTCATAGATTTGGTTTTACCTTACCCGCCGACGGTGAACACTTACTGGCGACGCCGTGGCAGCACATATTTTATCTCGGAGGAGGGAAAGCGTTATCGCCGGGCTGTGGCGCTTATTGTTCGCCAGCAGCGGCTGAAATTAAGCCTGTCCGGAAGGCTGGCGATAAAGGTGATTGCAGAGCCACCGGATAAGCGCCGCCGTGACCTGGACAACATTCTGAAAGCACCGCTGGATGCGCTGACGCATGCGGAAGTGCTCATTGATGACGAGCAGTTTGATGAAATCAATATTGTGCGCGGTCAGCCAGTATCTGGTGGACGGCTGGGTGTGAAGATTTACAAAATTGAGAGTGAGTGAGCGTAAATATGATATATCCGGAAATTACAGGCAAAAGCGGCGAACATTTACGCCTGAACACGCTGGAAGCAGTCTGGATCCAGGGGAAATTACGGATGTGGGGGCGGTGGTCGTATATCGGTGGGGGTAAATCCGGAAATATGTTTAACCGGTTACTGGTTTCGAAAAAGCTGACGAAAACAGCAGTTAATGAGGTTTTACGCAGCATGAAGAAATCCGGGCTGGAAAAACCGGAACTTGAGGCATTTTTTCGGGATATGACCAGAGGGAAGCAGAAGAGCTGGTTGTCACATTGTACAGACACAGAGGCGTTGATTATTGATCGCGTTATCAGTGAGGTGCTTGGGGAATATCCCGGGCTAATCAATATTCTCCGGCAAAGGTACGAAGGACGGGGAATGAGTAAGAGAAAAATGGCAGAATGTTTAAATCGTACTCACCCGGAATGGTGTTTCAGCACATGTGAGAAACGTATTGCAGGTTGGTTAGCCGTGGCTGAACACATGCTTTATGTACCTATGCACGATTCATTTCGATAAAAAAAGCTTGCTTTTTTACGCAGAAACAGCTTGAATTCCTGTAAGCTTCGCAAAGCTGTATCGCGAGGCGAAATGCAAGTTTTTTCGCACAAGGAAGCCACCGGAAGGTGGTTTTTTTGTGTCCGTAATATACAGCAGCGCAATAAATTCGCTGGTGGTTATTAATACCGTTCTTTCAGCTTGCTGGCTTTTTCGACAAGAGTTATTGGTGTGTCACGTTAACCGAAAAAGGGAAAAAGACATGCTGAAACAGCAGGATATGACCGAAACCGCCAGAGTGGTGTTTAATGAATTAAGCGTTACCGAACCGGCGACAGTCGGGGAGGTTGCGCAGAATACTTACCTTTCACGCGAACGCTGCCAGTTAATACTGACCCAGCTTGTTATGGCGGGTCTGGCAGACTATCAGTGCGGTTGTTACAGACGCCTTCAGTCCTGAAGGCTTTTTATTTG